GCGGGGCACCAGCGAAGGCCATGGCCGGGACCATCCGGCCCGGACCCGGCGATCCAACCGTCCCGCCTGCGTGCAAGATATTCGCGAACAACCCGCCCGCGCCGCCAAACGCGCCTGACAAGGCATCGGCAATGGGTCCGAGGATGAAGCGCCGCGCGGCCAGTTTGGCCAGATCAGCAATCATCGAAGTTACGAGGCTGCTGAAATCCAGCTTACCGGTTTTGACGAAGTCGCCCACGGCATTTTCCGCGCTCTGGAACGCACCGACGAGCGTTTGGCCGATATCGCCGCCGATATCGCGGGCTTTGGCCGCATAATCAGCAAGGGCAGCCGTGACAGCGCCCCAGCCGGTTACTGCTTGTGCCGCACCCTCTGCGGCTGCGGCCCCGGCTGCGCGTGTGGCGGCACCAGCACCACCGGCGGCGGCGGCCGTCTCATCAAGTTCAACCCCGAGCGCATCTGCCGAAGTGGCAGCATCCGCGAGGGCTGTGTCGGCCTCGGTCCCAGCGTTGGTCATCGCGTCGCGCAGCGCCTCCCAACTTGCCAACGGGCGCCCCGCAGCATCGGCCAGCATGCCTGCCGCCTCGCGGTAGCCGTCGGCCCGGGCGCTGGCATCGTCGGCTGCCGCCCCAAGTCCCAGATCAGGCGTATCGACGTAAGTTCGACCCAAAGCCGCCGAGAATGCATCGGCTGCCGCAGCACCGGCTGCTTCGGCCGCCCCCGCGAAGGGGTTGTCGATGCCGCCGAGCGTCACTGGATCAAGCGTGCCAATCCGAACCCCGCCTTCGCCAGTCGCCCATTCGGGGAGCAGGTCCAGTGCCGCGTTGAGCGTCGTAATGAAGCCGTTGATCCGGGAGACAACACCGTTCAGCATCGACTCAACCCCGCTGATCAGCCCGTTTGCTGCCTGAAACGCGAAGTCGCCAATGGCACCGGGGAGCCGCCCCCAGATCGCCTTCATTGCATCGAATGCGCCTTGGAACACCGCCACCGACCGGTCACCAAAGCTGAACACGCCCGTGACTGCACCGTCGAGCGCCGTCAGCGCGGTGGCCTTCATCCCCTCCCAGCCTGCTGCCATCCGCGCCAGCGCGGCATCGAGCGCTAAGCCAATCCTGCCCCATACCTCGGAGACGAGGTCGGACAGCAAACCCATCGCGTTACCAAAGCCACCGGCACCAGCCGTAAGCCGGGTGAACTGATAGACCAACTCGCCCGCACCGACGATCAACGCACCGATGCCGGTGCGGATTAAAGCGCCGCGCAGGATTACAAGTCCGGTGGCCAGAGTGCTGACCGAAAGGGCCGCGGCGGCCATACCTGCGACCCAACGCCCGGCCATCAACGCCACAAAAGTCGCGGCGTAGGTGGTCAGGCGTCCGATGTTGTCGAACAGCATTGTGATCGCGATGCCGACCAGACCGGTCGTGCGTGCGACGCTGGCCAGTGCATTGGCGACCGCTTCCAAGGCAGGAGCCGCCGCAACCGCCAACTGGTTTGACACGCCACGCCAGATCAGCCCCAACCGTGACAGCGCATCATTAGTGCGTTCGATCTGATCGGCGTCCTGCTCCGACACCACCACCCCGAAATCCCGCAGATCCTGTGTGGCCTGCCGCAAAGTAGCGCTGTCGATCCGCGACATGGCGATAGAGCCTTCCTCCCCAAAAAGCTGCCCCGCCACAGCCGCGCGCTCCGCCGTTGGTACGAAATCCTCGATCGCCTGGTTGATCTGGCCAATCCGCTCGTCCAGCGGCAGCGCCATCAGGTCTGTGGCCGAGAGGCCCAAGCGATCCAGCGCTGCGACCGCCGGTCCGGTGCCCGCAGCGGCCTGCGACAGGCGGCGCGTGAGATCCTTGGTCGCCTGCTCAATGCCGGTCATGGCAACCCCTGCTAAACCGCCCGCGCGTTCCAGCACCTGAATGCTGGCCACGGTCGTGTCGAGCGATTGGGCCAGCTTCGCCTGCGCATCGATCGTATCGAGCCCGGTCCGGATCATGACGACGCCAGCGGCTGCCGCCGCCGCGGTCATTGCGGCCAGCGCCAATCCTGCCCGGCGCCCAAATCCCACCAGCCGTGCGTTTGCCATCTCCATCTCCGAGGACAAACGACCAAAGCCCCGGGCCCCAGCTTCGCCTACGCCCTCCAGCTCGGCGCGCACTTGGCGTCCGCCGACCGCTGACAGGCGGACGCTGACCTTCTTCTCAGCCATGGTTTTCTCCGATTTGTTCGTTCAGTTTGCGCACCATCACCGCCTCGATCTCAGGCAGAAGTTCTGCGGCGATCAGGGTGTCGATGCCTTCAGATGAAACAGGGATGACATCGCCCGCGTCATCACCGACACCTTCCCAGTCCAACACTGCACGCCGGGCGACGGCCTTGGCCATTGCGAGCGCCAGTTCCTCGGTCGTGGCCGTATCCGGCATGGCCTCGATGGCGGGATCGGCGCGGGCCGAGACCATCAGCGCGGTGGTCAGGGGGGCCACCAGCAAACGCAGGCCGGGGGCGAGGTTCAGCCATTCAGGCGTGGCGGTCAGGTTCAGTCGGATCATGATCAGTATCCTGTGAGGGTGTTGATAAGGACGGCGGTGCACATGCGGGCGGGGCTGGTGGCTTTTGCCGCCTGCCAGTCGAAACTGGCCTGCACACCTTGGGGCCCGGCGATCTCGATGCGGGGACGCGGCAGATAGACGGCATGGGCGGTGAAGGTGAAGCTGGCATCTGCCCCGAGGCTGTAGTTGAACTCCAACTCGCAGGGTGTGCCGTCGATCGCTTGGGTGACCAGCGTCGTATCGGAGAACCGCACTTCGATCCGGCCGGTGAGCGCGGCCATCGTCGGGTCAGCGCCGTCGATCCGCCCGTCGCCGCGGATGGTCTCGATCCGGTCGAGGTTGTTGGAATAGGTAATCTCGGCCGAAACCACGTTGCCCAGGCTGCTGCCATTCCGCTTCACGGTGCCGTTGAAATGACCAAAGCGCTGCAAGCCCAGCGCGGTGGGTGTGCCAGCGGCAGTCGTGGCGGCGATGGTCTCGCCTTGCGCGATCAGCTTGGCCGAGGCGGTCAAAAGGCCGGAGCGCTGCATCTGCCACGACAGCTGGTCCAGCACGCAGCCCGAATACATCGCAAAGCGGGGCACCTCGGGCATAGCGGTCTCGATCGACATGCTGGGTAGGGTCCAGTTGCCCGACTGAAACGTGTGGGTCTTGGGCGTCGTGCCGCTTGTGCTCGGCTGACCGAACGCCGCCTTCAGCCAATACCCAAAAGCCTCGACATCGATCGGCACGACGACATCGCCATCCGCCGTCACGGCATCCTTGATCGGGGCCAATGGATCGCGGCCATAGCCCAGCAGTTCGGATTGCAGCAGGGGTTGTTCCGAGCCCAGCGTCGTCCGGGCAAAGGGCATCAATCGGAACCCACTGACCGGCGGGGTGCCATAAACCGTTTCAAAGCCAAGCGCCATCTGCGCCCGGGCGCCTTGCGCTCGTGCCATGTCTTTCTCCTTGTTGTTGGGGCGTCAGGCCAATGGGCCCGTGGTGGTGTAGTGCAGAACGACGGTGATCACCGCTGCCTTCAGGCTTGCCGCGCCCTCGACGGGCAGATCGACCGAGGCCGGGGCCTCCGTCTCAATCCAGTCGCAGAGGCCGCCGAGTGTGCGGTCGGCTTCCAGCGCGGTGCCGATGCTTGCGATTAAAGTGTCGAACGCGGTGGCCCGATTATTGGCAGCCTGAACGATCACCTCCAATTCGGTGCGGTGCTGATAGTGATAGCGCAGGGGCGACAACGTAACTTCCGGCTCGCCGGGTTGGCCATCGCGCAGAATGATCAGCCCGGCTGGCGGGATGCGTTCGGGCAGGACTTCATCGCGCAGGACCGCGGCGGCAAGCGACTGCAACCGCGCGTGCAGCGCGGTTAGGATGGTTTCACGGGTGGTAAACATGTTATCGTTTGCTCGAACCGGAGGGAAATGAATGAATCTGCGCGATGCCCGGCAATTGATTGACGATGCTCACGTTGAAGAAGCTGCGCGGCTGATCGACGAAAACGGGATCAATTGGCTATTTGAGCGCACCGGAAGAGAAGCGCCGCGCTTTCGCTACATCGTCATTGACGGAATTCGGCACCCATCAAAAGCATTCGGCTTTTTGGCAGCACAACTCGCTGGGAACACGGATCGTCTAACAAACGATATGACCGTAAACGAGGCGGTAGCCCCTCTCAAGCGCCTTGGATATGTTGAAGTAAACGGTCTGGGCGGCTCAAAGACACCTGCCGAGGAAGAGGCGCAGAAGCGATCGTACTATCTGACCTTGGCGCGTCCTGGCCAATCAGCCTTCCGGAAGGCACTGTTTGAGGCTTTTGGTCAGCGCTGTGCGATTTCAGGAGTTTCGATTGCTGAGGCCATTGAAGCAGCCCATATTTTGCCATTCAGCATGGGCGGAGAAGACTCCTTAGGAAACGGTATTCTGCTGAGAGCCGATCTACATAGATTGTTCGACGCTGGACGTATTGCAATCAACCCGGAATCCCTTTCCGTATGTGTCGCTGAAGCCATAAAATCTGACTATCGGCAGATTGACGGCACCCAACTGGCATTGCTGAAGGGGGGGCCGTCTTCTGATAGTTTTAAAGATCGCTGGCGGGAATTTTCGCGATAGCAGAAACTGTGATGCCTGGCAGCACTTCCCTTCTGTGTGACAACCTTTCAAGGGTTATTCCTTGCTTCCCACCTCGTCACAATCAGCCCCGGCAGCCTCGCCTCTGCCACACGCGCCGGTCCTTCAAGACTTAACCGCTTGGGCAGTTTCACCTGCGGCACGAGGATGAAGATCGGCACCGTCGCGAGACCACGCCCGGTTTTTGATCTTGAGGCGACAGCACGACCTTTCGAGTTCAACCGTGTTTCCGCCACCAGCAGGCTTGGCTGACCGCGCCGATAGACAAAGCGCAGGCGCTGTCCCTTACGCTGCTCCCACCCGCCGGGGGTGATCCGCTTTTTGCCGACCCCTTTCTTGCCCGCGGCGGCCGTCGGGATGGCCAGCCAGAACCCGTTCTTTGAACGGATCAGGACGCCCCAGTCAAAGGCATCGACCACGTTCGAGGCATTGGAATAGACCACTGCCGCCGCCCAGATTGAAGCTCCGGTCGTTGGATACATTTTCTTGCGGATCGAATTGGCGAGCCCTCGGCCCAAAGTGGCACCGGTGATCTGGCCGCGCCAGTCCTGCTGCAAACCGCTTGCCGCCTCCGAAACCCCGGCGGTGACCGCGCGTTCTGCGGCTTCCACTTCCGCCTGCATCATGGCGCGGACATCGCCCTGAATACCGGCGAGGAGCTTCACAGCGCCCGCGCCTCTGCCAACCAGACAAGTCTGCCCGTGTCGCGGTTTGGGGTGCCGCTAACCTCAAGAAGCTGGCCTGCGATCTCCACGGTGTCGCCAGCCGATAGCTCGGCTGCGTCGGACAGTCGGATGTTCAACAGCACCGTATCGACGACAAAACGTCCGTCGCCGAAATTCGCAAAGCGATCCGGCATGGCACGGATGACCCGGATGGATTGGGCAGGACCGGTGCCGCCGAGGCGCAAGAGCCCGTCGGCGGCAAGGTTCGGATCGTTGAACAGCGCGTCTGTCGCCAGATCGAAGGCGGTCAATTTGCACTCGCTGCGGTGAGGCGGACGCGGCCAGTAGTTTCGCCCGCGCCGCCATCGACGGCCAGAATCGCAACGCCGATCAGCTTGTTGGTGGCGACGGTGCTGGTGACACGGGATGTGGCGACATCCCAATAGATCAACTGGCCGACGGTCCAGGCTTGCGAGGCAGTTTTCGTGAGGTCGAAAATGCCGTTGAGCACGAGAACAAGCTGATCGCCGATCGCGGCCGCGTTCTCGGCAATGCCAAACAGCGAACCGAACAGAACCGGCTGCCCGGACGTCGTGACGGCGGTGGCCGTGAGGGTGACGCGGTTGCCCACGCCAATGAAGTTTTTCATCAGAGGTCTCCAGAAATATGTGAATTATGGGAAAGGATCAAACGCCCGCGTTGCGATAGAGCCCGCGCCAGTCGATGGCTTTGGACGCGAAGTCGTGGCGGGCCTTGATCTCCATACCGTCGACTTCGAAGCCCATGCGGGTCTCGGTGTAAACGCCATTGCTACCGTCGAGATAGGCATATTCCACGGTATCGATCCGGTTCGGATCGGCAGCCAGGAACCACGGATCGGCCCCGGCCGCCGGGATCAGGCGCGGCTCTTCGATTGGTTCCAACCGCCCGGCGAAAGCGTTCACGCCTGCCACCGCACTCGGCGTGGTTGCCGTGACGTTCTTGCGCGCTTCCACTGACCGGGTGCCCGGAGGCGTGATCAGATAGCGCGGCTGGACCGAGATTTGCCGCGCTTCCAACCCGCGCTGGTTGCCGAAGAGGCGATAGGCTTCTGCGAGGGTGGTTTCAGAAATCGCTCCGGCCGTGCCGAGATTGCCGTGGCCGGAATTGAACAGCGCCACGCCGTCGCTCATCAGCGGGTTCGAGGTCAGGATCGAATAGACCAGATCGGATTCAAGGTCGGCGGCCGAGGCCCCGAAGGCCGAGGGAATGCGGGTGAAGGCATCCAGATCGTCGTTGATCAGGGTCTGGCGGGTGATGCCGATGATCCGGCCATAGGTCAGCAGGGCATAGACCTCGCGGCCTTCACCCATGGTGCCATAGGTGAATTCACCGCTTTCGGGCACGCGCAGCAGGTCTGGCGCCCCGGCCAGCTGGGTGCGCTGGACAGGCCGGAAATCGGTGATTGTGGCTTGGCGCGCCCAGGCGGTGAAGGTCCGAGGCGTGCTGTCATGGGCCGCGCGCAGGGTCTTGTTGGCGACGTTTGCGAGGATGAACGGGAAGTCAGCGGTGGAATGATAGCCGGGCCCAGCGCGCTTTTGCAGGGCTTCGGTCGCCAGTTCCATCCGCGACATACCCCGCGTGCTGATGCCCCGGCGCTCGAGGGCGTGGCGGGCCATATCGAGCAGGTTCAGCCCCCGGAATTCCCGCGCTGCGTCGGTCAGTTGGTGCAGGCCGGGGGAATGGCGGTGCAACAGGGCGGCCGAGACGGCATCGCGATAGGCGATCTCACTCGCACCGGTATCGCGGGCGGCGGCAGGGACGGTCGCGCCGGTGCGGGTGCCAAGGGTGTCCGCCTCCGCCAGCCGGTCCAGCACGGCGCCGCGGGCCGCATCAAGCGTCACACCCCGACCGATCAGATCGGCGGTGAAGGTGTTGTCGAGGCCATGGCGCTGGCAGAGCGTCAGGATATCCGCCGCGGCGCGCTGCGCTTCGGCGCGGATGGCGTCGGCGTTGGGTACAGCTGGGGCGGGCGCGGGCGCGGTTGGCGCGGGTGGTGGGGTTACGATTGCAGCAGGCGCAGGATCAACTGCCCGGGTTGTCGGCGCAGGTGCCACAGCCGGGGTAGCGGGTTGGATGTCGTCGGGCATTTGAGCCTCCGTTTTAGGGTGTGTGGTGCGGGTGAGTGTGCAGGTGTTGAGGGCACGAGTTGTGCCTGTTTCAGAGCGAATCCGCGCGCCCGGATCAGCGCCAATGGCGACGGCCGAGATTTCCATGGGTTCCCAATCGACAGCGCGCCAAAGCTCGGGCGCGCCGTCGCGCTTGGTGATTTCATAGCGGTGGACGCGGTAGCCGACGGAGACGTTGCGGATGATGCCGCCCGCGATGTCACGGAAAATCGGCTCCACATCCGCCCGCTCGCTAAAGCGGATCGTGGCGGTGCCCTGACCATTGGCGATGCGGGCCGAGCCATCGACCACCACGCCCAGCACCGCGTCCAGCGATCCCGCATCATGCGAGTTCAGGAAGGGCGCACCGCCGTTCAGCCGTTCCAGGCGGATCATGCTAGGATCAAGCGAGAGTTCTTCATCGACCGCCTCGTCCCAGAGCCGGGCGCGGCGGACGGTGGCGCCGGTGGTCCAGATGATCTCAACCGTGCGGGCGGTTTCATCGACGGAGCCCGCGCGCACAGAGGCCATCCGCCCCTGAAGAGGCAGATCGATGATATCGTTCGGCATTGTGGTGCTCCGTTCAGCTTTGGCTGGTATCTGGCGGTGGGGTGCCCAGCGCGCCGTCCAGCGATCCGGGGTCTTGGCTTTGAACCTGCCCGCCGCGGCTGACTTTGCGGGGGTCGGAATCAAAGATCAGGTTCATGGTGTCAGCCAGCAGGGCGTATTCCTGCCATTCCTCCATAACCTTGCGCGGATCATAGCCGCGCTTGGCGATCTGCTGGGCGATGGTCGAGAACCCGGCTCGGGTTTCCAGCAGGTCGGTGGTGGCGTCTTGCAGCGGGTTGACGCTGTCGAACTTTGGCGGGGCCCATTCGACCGGAATATCAGCGGTCGGGAGCAGCCCTGCGGCAAAGGCCGCCTCGCAAAACCAGTTCCAGATCGGTTGGCAGAACATCGGGATGATCATTTGCCATTGCATTGCCTCCACCATACGGCGGAATTCGTTCAGACCGACGCGGCTGGACGAAAAGTTCACCTGTGACAGATCACCGGTCATCAGCTCATACGGCACCCGCCAGCCCGCCGCGATGATGTGCAGCTGCACGCGGTGCCATTCATAGACCCCGGCGGTCGCGGCGGGTTGGTTGAACTTGATATCCTTGCCGCCGCGGGCATAGGCGATCAGGCCGGGTTCAAACTGCTCAATCCGGTTGCCGTCGGCATCCTGCACCACCGGCGCAATGGATTGCTGGGTTTCGTCATCCCCAAAGACAATGCCGACAAGGCAGGCTTCGGTCTTCTTGCGCACGAGTTCCGCCCGCTGCCAATCATCCACATCGCGCAGCGCCGCCATCGCCGGGGTGCCCCAGGGCACGCCGCGCGATTGGACCCGCTGGCGTTCAAACAAATGCGCCACGCGATCGGCCGGGATGCGGACGGATTCAAACCGTCGTGTAAACACTGGCGCCGCATCGCCGGGATGATCGGGATACATCCAATAGGCTGACCGCCACCCGGCGCTGTCGTGCTCGATACCGTAGCGAATGCGCGCCCCACCGGCACGATCCTCGAACTTCGCGCCATCGAGGTGATCGGCCTCTTTCAGTTCGATCTGCAGCGGCACGACCAGCCCGGCCGATCGCGGGCGGCGGACCCGCAGTGCGAAAACATCGCCGCCCTCGATGGTTTCGCGCATCGCCAGCGAGAGCAGCCCGTGGAAATCGGTGTGCCCATCGGCGTCGCATTGATCCGCCCAGCGCGCCCAGAGATCATCGACCAGCTTGTTGAGCGCCTTATCCGCACCCGCTGCCCGCGGTCGGATGCCAGTGCCGACAAGGCTGTTAACCAGCACGGCCACGGCTTTTGCCGCGAGCGGGTTGTTGCGGACCAGATCACGCATTCGGTCGCGCAGGATCGGCGCAGCCACTCCGATCTCTGCATCGGCGGCTTTGCCGCTGGTCGTCCACCCATCGGTGCCTCGTCCCTTGGCTGCCCCATCATAAGCTCGGCGGAGATTGCCCAAAGCAATCCGGGCGGCATAGCGCTGTGCGGCGGCCTGCGGCGAGACCAGCGCCACGGCGCGATCAATCAGACCCCAACGGATGGTGGGCGGTGCCGTAGTGCTCACCGCAGGCCCCGGCGAAAGCTGGCAAATCCTGCGACGGGCAAGGGCGACCCGGCAGCCTGCGCCATCTCGCTTTCAATGGTGCGCATCCGGGACAGAAGATCGGCAGCGTTGCCATATTCAACGGTGCGGCCATCTGAGGTCACGCGCAGGGTGCCTGCGGCATAGGCCCGCTTCAGGGCATCGAGTTCACTTTGCGTCCATGCCATTTCAGAACCATTTCTTTCTCGGGCCCATCCATGGGGCGGGGCGTTTTGTCTGTGTTGCGGGCGCGGGTCGGTTTGGCTGACCGGCTGGCAGCGCCTCGGCCGTTCCGATAGTCATCTGGGCCTCAAGCTGCTCCCAGCGCAGATCGTCCCAGCGGTCGATCCCCATCAGCCAGGCGGCAGCCCGGGCATAGACCCTGCAATCGAGCGCCTCGTTGCGCTCGCGGGTCTGCTGCCATTCCAGCTTCTGAAACCCCTGCCGGGTCTTGATCGTCATCAGCTGCTCGGCGGTGAGCTGCTTCATCCATTCCGCCGTGGTGCCCTTGGGAATGTGCACAAAGCCGTGGGGCCATTCTGCCCCCTCGGCCAGTTCCTCGTCGGTTGGGGCGATCAGGCGCAGGAAGCGGTAGGTTTCCGATTTGAACACCGCCCCGGCCACTTTCCAAAGCTGCACACCGCGCCGCAGCTTGCGCCCGGCCTCGGTCACTTCGACGTAGGTGGGGCCGTCCACGGGCGTGCTACGGTCAAACCCCGCCACACCCTTGATCGCGATCACCTGTCCGCGCCCTACGGCCCGCACCCATGAATAAACCGCATCGGTGGTGACCCCGTCGCCGGAGTCGATCGCCATCCGCGCCAGCGCCATCCGGCAGCCCGATGCGTGCTCCCATGTCTGGCTCAGAAACTCCGACAGTTGCGCCCAGACTTCCGGCCGGGCGGTATCGCCTTCCAAGACAACGTGATCGACCAGCCAGGAGCGCAGATTGCGGCCCCAACCCCAGACATCGACTTCGATCCGGTCGCGCTGCACATCGGCGCCAGCGGTCAGAAGCAACACGCCCTCAGGCGCTATCCCAAGCTGCCAATCTGCGCGGCGCTCATAAAGCCGCTGCCAGTCCGGCGCCTCGCCGCGCTCCTGCCAAGTCTCGCCCAGAATGGTATTCTTCAGCGTTTTCAGTGCTGCATCATTGCCCAGCGCGCCTTCCCAGCCCCGAGCGATCTCCTCCCATGACAGCCACCCCAGCGGCGAATAGAGGCCCGAAATGTGATACCCGACCACACCTGCCGCCTTTGCCGCTGCCTGCACGTCGGGAGCGGCGGTTGCCATCCAGCCTGCGCCGTTCTCTTCCGCCATCATCCACGTCTTATGCCGCTCGGCGATCGGGGCGTCGCAATGCTCGCACAGATACTGCGCCGTCTCGGCCTTGCCCGGCTCCCAGCGCAGCCGCTCAAATTGCAGCCATTGCAGCCCGCCACAATGCGGACAGGGCACGTGATAGCGCTGCTGGTCGGACAATTCCCACTCCCGTTCAATCCGGCTCAAGCCCTTCAACGTCGGCGTTGAGGCCAGAAACACCTTACTGCGATGGCCGAAGCTGATGGTCCGGGCCTCAGCCAGCGCAATCGGATCGCCTTCGCCGTCGACATCGCCCGGATAGGCATCGACCTCGTCGAGAAACACCCAGCGTGCGGGCATTGATCGCAGGCCCACGGCAGAGTTCGCGCCGGTCAGGATCAGCTGCCCGCCGGGAAACCGTTTGCCCAGAATGGTGTTCCCGGCGTCCCGCGACCTTGATGGCAAGACCAGCGCCCGCAAATCCGGGCTTTCCTCGATCAGCGGGTCGATCCGCTGTTGCGACAGGCGCTTCGCCAGATCTACGGTCGGCTGCACGGCAAGGAACGGCCCCGGCGCGCGGTGCATGCAGAAGCCGATCCAGTTGTTACCCGCTTCCGTGGCCCCAACTTGCGCTGCCTTCATGAACACCACTCGTTGCGCAGGGTGGCGTGGTGACAGCGCATCCATCACAGCCTTCATGTAGGGCGTGCGCGCCGTGCGATAGGGCCCAGCTTCCGACGCCGCCCGGGATGACAAAACCCGGTGGCGGTCCGCCCATTGCGAGACGGTCAACGACGGATCGGGGGCAAGCCCGGCCATCCATGCGCGCCGGACCTCCTCGGCACCGACAAAGGTCTCAGCGGAGCTCAATCTTCACCTCCGCCATCTCAGCCAGATGCGCGCGCAGATATGTGTCCAAAACCTGCTCCATCCGGTGGGCATCGACGCCCAATTCTGCCGCCATGTTCGCCGCCACCCGGGGTGGCCAGTTCAGCCAGGCATCGCGTTCGCGCCGGGCAAGATCAAAGACCATGGCCGTGGCCCGCGCGCGGTCGATCACCTCGGCCTTCATTTTTTCCAGCCGGACCTTGGCGGTCTGGGCCTTCAGCACTTCGTTCGCCATCCGGGCGCGCAGGAAGGACACCTCGCCCCCGCTGGCCTCCGGGCTGCTGGGATCGGTGCCCGCATCCCGCAGCGTATCGGCCACCGCCTTGAGCGCTGCCTGCGGCACCGGTTTGGTCGCAGTCGCGCGGGCGGTTCCTGCGGCCGTCTCGGCCCCCATCTGGCGGGCATGTAGGCCGCGTTGTTTGGCAGGATCGGTCTGTGCGCCCCATTCGGCATCGGCGCGATCAGGGTCAATCGTGCCGTCCGGCAAGGTCGTGATGCGCCCCGTGGCGATGGCTTTGCGCACCGCCGCCTCGGAGACGCCGCGCTGCGCTGCATAGCTTCGCCGAGACACTCCCATTCTGATCGAAACCTCATTTATTCAGTGACTTAGGAGTTGCTCTCTTTTGGTTCCGTGCGCTGTCTGCAGCCATCGCAACCCAACGGAGGCCTCCATGAAACCCCTGACAACGCACGAAGAATTCTGCCTGCAAAACGCCGCCCATTTTGTCGCCGCCCGGGGCCGCACACCCGCCACCCGCACCCGCCAGCAATTCGCGACGCTGCCCGAGGCGCAGGCATTTGGAGCCGCGATCGGCGACGGCCGCACGATGATCTATGCGGTCACCAACCTTGGGCATTCCGCCCATATCACCAACGCTTGAAACGCGCCCATCATGAAAACCAAAGTCCTCACCGCCGCGCAGATCGACACGCTCGCTCAGCGCCTTTCCGGAACGCCTTTTGAGCCCACAACCAGCGCCAAGAAGGCGGGCGACAACCTCGCCCGCTTGCTCGCGGCGCAGATCGGCACCGACCGCGCCGCGCTTGCCTTCACCTCGATCATGACCGCCGCCACCTTCGATCAGGCAGAGGCCCGGCTGACCTTGGTGCTGGATTATGGCAATACCGAACCCGCGGGCGAGACCGGGCCCGCGATAGAAGAACCGAAGCCCGCGACTGCACCCATAATTGGCAAGCGGCAGGCCATCATCGATCAGGCCCAGAGCGGGGTGCTGCCGCAGGCGCCGGATTTCTCCAAACCGACCCACGCGCGGTTTCGCACCAAGCTGGCCCAAGTCGTTGCCTTGGTCGAGGCGGGCGACATCGCCGCGCTGCAGGCCTTCGAGATTAACCCGGTGTCGTCCAGCCCCAAGGCGATAGCGCGCTACCGCGACCTTTGTGTGATCGCGATCACCGCCCGGACAGGGGTGGAAGCATGAAGGTCACCCGCGAATTTTGCCCGGGTGACCGGTATGTCTATGATTTCGGGCTGTGCAGCTACGAAAACGGCTGGGCGCAGGTCGATACGGCGCAGGACGCGTTGTATTTCGGGACATGGGCCAATCCGACCCGGTTGATGATCTTCAGCTATTGCGAAGGCGACACGACTTTGAAGGAGGCCGCGTCGCCCGCGGAGTTCGTCGTCGAGCTACGCGAGATCAATGCCTGGAACCAAGCGCATGGCTACGGTCCGGCGCGTATCGATCCGGGGTTCGACACGACTATGAAAGTGGCATTCGAGAGGCTGGGACTAGCGTGTATGCTACACTGACTGCGTTCAACTTGATGCGTCGGAGCGAATTTTGATTGTACTGGAGGCTCTCAATACATTTTGAATTTGCCATCCAATCTGTGTTCCGCATGGGCTGCGATTTTTTCAAGCTCGTCAAAGATATCGGTTAGTGGCATTTCCACCCGTCCTCTTCCCCTTGGACCCTCGGTAACGAATATATCTTCGTCGATTATGTATGCCCTGCGAACCACCCAGCGATCAGCCGCAAGATATTCGTAGCCAGCCCGATTTTCGAAAATCATTTGGAGGATTCCGGAATCTGGACGCTCGATACACTGATCGATTCGCTCGTCGAAATGCTCTAGTGCGTTTCGGGCGTCACGATTGTTCAGCGGGCTGGTGTCCTCAATTCCGAGTTCGGCCCGTAATGCTGCCCCTCTATCCAATCCGGTCTTGCCAGCTTGCGCCACCGGGAAAATGAATTTCGACACCATTCCATAGTGCAACAGTGCAGCTTGGAGCATCAGCCAAACAGTGATATTTTGCCGTTCTTCCTCATTTGCGACGAGCCGGAGGAAATTGTTTCTTAGTGCTACTCCCATGTCTGCTGCGGTCGAAACCTCTTGCAGGTAAACGAGCATTTGTAGTGGCTGCATGGGTGGGCTCCAAACTGACTTTTTCTTTCAGACTAAATAGTACAGTGGAGGCCGTCTCCACTGAAATCGCAAATGGCGAGCGGCGTAAAATCTGATTTGGCAGAAACATTAGCCCCGAGGTAACGGCGCCACATTCCAAAACAGCACTCGCCCCGGCCCGCGCATCGCCACGCACAATTCCCATGCCTTCGCGTCATAGTGTTGATCTGCCGGGAAGGGCGCACCCATGATCGCTATCTGCCCAAATGAGCGTGGATAAACGTGAATCCGAGCCCCGGCGACGTCTTTCGGCGCCAGTTCCCGCCCGATCTGCACCACGTGCCGCCGGGCTTTTGGCCATGCCAGCGCCAGACCGCGCGCCAAAACGCCCGATCCCGCCGCGCACCAAACCTCGTCTGGTTGAAGCCCGGTTGCCAGCGCCGCTTCGGCGATCGCCTCTATGCCGCCAGGGATATCTGCTCCGAACGGGATCAACGAAGCCCCAGTATCACGGCAATACTGGCGGGCCCGGCTCTGCACGACGGTGAGGTATCCCGGCGACACCGGCACAACCTTTGCGCCCAGCCGCGCCGCTTCCAGCGTCCGAGCGTGCGGCTTGGCACGCTGCGCCACGAAGATCGTCGCCTTTCTGCCCAGCGCCCGGGCGACATGCGCCAGGGCGGTTTGGGCGCCGCCTTCGGGCGGACTGGCATAGACGGCTTCCTGAACACCGTCGAACATGCGGCCAATGAAGCGAGCTTTGGTGCCGCCGGGGTGTAGGTCATCACGGACCACCCAGATCCCGGAATGGGTTTGTACGATTGGGGCGGTCATTCTTGGGGAGCCTCTTCACTGGTGCCATCAGCCTCGTCGATTTCGCCGAATTCCACCTGTCCGATCGCCTCAGTGGCGCGCTTGGGATCGCCCTTGCAGAAGACCAGCACGTTTTGATGGGTCCGGCCCAGCTTGCGCGAGGCCTCGAATTGCCGCCCGGCGCGGATTGGCAGCGATCCCACCGCCGTGACAAGGATTGCATCATTGTAGAACCGGGCTCCTGCGGCCTCGAAGGCCTCAACCGTTTTGCCGGGCAGGTTGACGAAGAACCCGCCCGCATCGCGGACATCACCGATCACCCAGACGGCGAAGCGGTCGTCGCGCAGGCGGGACACCGCTCCGGCGATGATCCGGGCATAGGCCTCGAAGAACGCATCTTTTCCGAGCGTGGATAGGTCGGCTGGATTGTCGGAATAGACCTCTAGGTTCCAATAAGGCGGGCAGCTGAATATGAGATCGGCGTCCACGTCTTTTGCCAACGTGGCGATTTCGCGGCTGTCGCCGGTGATCCATTCCGGTGCCGGGCCTGCGCCCAGCGCCGCCTGTACCTGATTGGCGGCGACCTGCTCGGCCCGCAATTCTATTCCAACGTAAGCCCGGCCAAGCTGGGAGGCGACGATGCCGCGCACCGATCCGCCAGCGAAGGGATCAAGTACGGTGCCGCCCTGCGGGCAGAAGCAGCGATAGGCGATTTCGCAAAGGACTGGATCGAAGATTGATGTGCCCGATGCCGCGGGGGCGTCTGAGGCTTGGTAGTGATCCGCGAGGAAGGCTTCGGTGGTCAATTCATGGCCCAGTTCTGCCTCTTTGGCGCGTTTCTTGGCATAAAAGCTTGGATCACCTGAGGTGTGCGACGGCATCAGCACGCCGCCGTTGGTCTTGTCGCCGCCAACCACATGCTCGCCGCGCATCAGGTCTTGGCCAAAGGTGCGGGCGGGGGATTTAGCCATGTGTGGCTTCCTTCTTTTGACGGCGGGCTGTTGCCGCCTTGGCGACCTGATCGGCCAGACCGCCGCCGCCAAGGACCGCGCCATCGTTAAACGCCTTGGCCGCGCCGGGCTTGTAGTCCTTGCGCGACCCGTTGCCCGGCATCGGGCTGCCGCCCGGGCAGGCGCGATCGCCCTCGCCGCGGCCCAGTTCTGACCGGATGCCGAGATCCAGCCAGGCGCGTTTGCGATCTTGCCACCAGCCTTTGCGGGCATCGTGGATCGAGAACGGTGGGATGCCGAAGCGGACAGCCAGACTGCCGGAGGACGATGCGGCCGGTGGGGCGTCGTTACCACCAATACCGCCGTCATGACCTTCGCCGCCCAGCGCACCGGCATCACCAAATTCAAACCCCGCCAGCAATTCGTCCAGTTCAGCTTCGTCAAAGCCGATCATGTCCAGATCGAAGTTTTCGTCACGCAGGGCAGCCAGTTCCGAGGCCAGCATCGCGTTGTCCCACCCGGCGTTTTCCGCAATCCGGTTGTCAGCTAGGATCAGGGCGCGGCGCTGGGCCTCGGACAGATGATCCAGAACGATCACCGGCACGTCTGTGAGCCCGAGGGTCTGCGCCGCCATCAACCGTCCGTGCCCGGCGATGATCACATCGTCCTCACCGATCAGGATAGGGTTGGTGAACCCGAATTCGGCGATCGAGGCCGCAATCTGCGCCACCTGATCGGCGGAATGGGTACGGGCGTTGCGGATGTAGGGCACCAGCCGGGAGGTTGGCATCATGTCGATCTGCAAGGGGTGGTCCTCCATCAAAATCCGGTCCGACGCGTCAGGGATCACGCGCCGGACCGGTGTCGGCTCACGGGGCGAGCAGCACCCGGAGCAACTTCAGAAATGATCACGGGCCGGAGCGTCAGCCCCGGCCCGTCGTCCGGCTTACGGGCGGCATGGCCCTGCGTTTCTATCTCCCGAGGGAGGGGTGCGTACCTGCGAACCCAAGAGTGCGCACCCAAGGCGCGAACCCAGAAAAAATGTTTGACGCTAGAGACTTACCGCGCCTCTGCCCCCCGCATACAGGTCCGGCCAGGGTGGAACCAAGGCCGGGGGAGAGGGGGGCAGCGCCCGATATGGACCTGGGGAAGCGGGCGATCTGTCGCCCATATGTTCCACCAGCCTATCGCTTTTATGCCTCAGAACCGGAAGAAATGTCTCGCCTGAAGTTCAACGTGTCTTGCGGGTTATCCTGCGTGTTCACCACGCTTTCGCGCGGGATTGCGCCGGGTGTGGAAACCGGAAGCTGCGGCACCTTCAGCTTGCGCTTTGTTTTCGTTTGGGAATTCAGCTTCTTTGCAATCGTCAGAAGTGCGGCCACCCAGCGCCGCCAGGCGGTCGATCTCACCACACCGGCGCGGATACAGACCTGGCGCCAGCGCATGCCGTCCGCCCGCAGCCAGACGATCCGTGCGTCTTGGGGATCGATCAGCATCAGCCAGTCGAAGCATTCCTCCATCCGGGTGATCGCGGCAGCGCTTGGGATCACCCGCATCGGGGCCTCGGGCGTGTAGCCATAGGCGTGCTTGGCCTCCTGCAAGATGGGCGGCCACGACGAGCCATAGCCACGTGGCCGGTCCTTCTCGGGCAGGCGGCGCAGGGTATAGGCGGCCTCGTCAAAGCGGTCCTCGATATCGCGGGGTGTCAGGGTCATGGTGGTCCTTCCTCGGGGTTCAATAAAGCTGGCGGGCGCGCAAGGCGGCCTCGGTCACAAGCCCGGCTGCCAGTAACGCGTCGCGCATGGTGTTCGACACAGCGCTGGGGGGCACGTATTTGTCGGAATTGATCCAGTCGGCAGTGAACGCCAGAATTTCAGCCGGGCTGGCCTTTGCGGCAGCTTTTGCTTTCTCAGCATTTTTCGCCGTTGCCGTCTGCGCCACCCTCTGGGTATGGCGCTTCGCGATCGCCATCGTGAAATATCCCCACGTCCGGATCGGGTCGGCGCGCTTGCGCTTGGTCCGCTCGGCCAGGGTGGGCAGGATATCGGCCTTCAGATCGTAACCTGCTGCCAGCCAGGCATCGATCACCGGTCGGGTCGCGATGATCGCGGTCCGCGATGTTTGGCTCAGCCCGTCACCACAAGCAGCGAGGCAAGCCCCTTCGGCATCGGCGTTTTCGTCTGCCTCACGCGCGGTAGTAGTTACAGGTTCTCTTACAAGGTTAGTGTCCAGATTCTGGACACGGCTTTTGCCAAAATCTGGACACGGCTTTTGGGGTTTTCCATGTCCAGATTCTGGACATGGCTCGCGATCGAAATCATCCTCAAAGCCGAGGACATAACGGGTGGATTTCTGCTTGCGGGTGGCCTCGTCCACACGCCGGTGCCGACGGATCAGCCCGGCCATTTCCAGCTTGTCGAGGTGGACATTCAGCGAGGCACGGGAAATTTCGGCGTCGGCCGCCAACTGGTCCTGCGACGGGAAGCACCCGAAATCCGGGTTGTGCCGGTCACAGAGATACCAGAGCACAAGCTTGGTCACAGGCATCAACCCGCGCTGCTGGATCGCCCAGTTGGTGGCCTTGTGGCTCATGGCGCCGCCGTGACGGTCAGGCGTTTGACGATCGCCTGCATCAGCGCGATGCGCCGGTCGGCTTCATCCTGGCGCATCTTGCCTGCCCGCACGCGGGACCAGTAAAACTGCCGTCGCAGATCCAGCTCGCGCTGGGCCTCAGCGATCAGTGCGGTGACCGGGATGGTGCCGCTGGGTGTGATTGTGTTCACCATGATTGCCCCCTCAACGCCGACCAGCCACAGCGCGGCTGACGCCCGCTTTGCGGGCCTCCTGATCACGCAGCCAGTCCCTGACCGCCTCCATGCGGTACAGCACCTTGCGCCCGACCCGGACGCAGGGCGGCCCCATGCGGCGGGTCTCCCAGCGCTGCAATGTGTCCACTGACAAGGTCAGTTCCCGGGCAAGGTCAGCACGGTTCAGCCAGCCCGAGAGCAGGCCGGTGTCACCTTCCGGCACATCGTCGGTGATTTCCTTCAAGCCAATGTTCTTCATGTCTTTTCTCCATGCCCAGCGCTCCCCGATCGGCGCGCTGAAATCAGTGGGACAAGACAAGCACGGGCATGGCACCGGCAAAGAGGCAGCAACCGGCAGAAACAAACCGGCAATTCTGCCGGTCCGATTTATCCACCGAAATCGGAGGGCGGCTCATTAATCCCTATATGAACAAACAGTGAACTCTGACAATTTAAGCGGGAGCAGTTTTCAACCAGATTCGCCAGATGGTCACCCCTTACCGAGAGGTGGGGACAGGTTTCGTATGCGACGGAGCCACGACCTTACCGGCGGGCAAACAGGGAGGCACGCATGGCGTTTCCGGCGCAGTATTTCTATTCAATTCTTGATGTTGCGGGTCGGTGGGGGTGCAACCAGACCGCGGTTGTGAACTGGGCAATCTCGGGCGAGCTTGACCTTGTGGCCGGGTTTTCGGCGGTTAAATTCGGCACTGAATGTGCGGCCGGTCTGATGCACGTCCCTGGCAGCGAGGTTCGGGCGTTGTTCCGTCCATACGGCAAAGGGGCGAAGAAAATCTACGTGACGCAAGCGCGCCAGTCCTCAGGCGATGACTGGAAAACCATCACCGAACCGGCACGCGGTTTGCGGCTGACTGCGGCGGACATCATGATCACAGCCCGCGAAATTGATCGCTTCGAGGAAGCAAATGGGATCGGTCGGACCCGCAACGCAGGGCCGGGAGCGCCAGGGAGATATGACTGGGAGGGCTTTCACATGGCCCTGTTCAAACGCATCTACACGGGCGGATTTTCGTTGCATCAGCGTGACTTAGTGGTTGAGATGCAGGAATGGTTCATCGCCAATTCTGACGATGGCGAGGCCCCCGACGAGAGCACGATCCGACGCCGGATCAAGGCGATCTGGCAGGAACTGAACCCGGACTGAGCCGGCATTTGCACACACCGCAAAGCCAGCGGCAGAATTGCCGGTTTGTTTCTGCCGGTTTCTGCCTCTCTGCCGGAAGGGTCCGAAGTGCAGGTTGCTCTTTGCCGGTTCTCTTTGCTCAGTCGGCCTGAATTGGAGGGACCGAATGGGAACGCATCTGACGGAAAGAGTTGTAAAGGCTGCCGAAATTGGCTCACGCAAATACGTGGTGTTCGACGAGGATTGCGCGGGCTTCGGCCTTTGCGTCTTTGAGTCTGGCCGCAAAGGCTTTGTCTTAATTTACCGCGCGGCGGGGCGGCAACGGCGCATGACGATCGGCACATGGCCCAGCTGGTCGGTGGTTGCCGCTCGCGAGGAGGCCAAGCGGCTCAAGCGCGACATCGATCGCGGCGAAGACCCAATGGATACGCGCACAAATGCCCGCCATGCACCCACCATTGAGGAACTGGTTGAGAGGTACATCGACGAACATTTGCCGAAGCTGTCCACACCCAGCAGCAAGGATCAGGCCAGCATGCTTAGGACGTTGGTCGTGCCTGAATGGCGGTCCCGTAAAGTGGCCGACATTACGCCTACCGATGTCGACCGGCTGCTGACCAAGATCGCGGCGGGACGGCCGCGGGTTTGGAAGAAGGCCACAAAGCCGATCAAAGTGCCCCGAACTCTCAAACCGGCGCGGTCCAAACCAAAGTCGCCACCAAAGGCCTTCAGGCCGACGCCCGTCCGGGCTAACCGTGTGGGCGAGGTGCTGCGCAAGATGTTCAGCCTTGCGGTGACGTGGAAAATGCGCACGGACAACCCCGCCACCAGTTTCCGCAAACGGCCTGAAACCGCCCGCGAACGGTTCCTGTCCTTTGACGAAATCCAGCGCCTCGCTGAGGCCCTTTGCGACGATCCCGATCAGCGGGCGGCCGGGATCATCCGCCTCTGCATGCTCACCGGCGCCCGCTGCGGCGAAGCCCGAACCGCCACCTTCGACCAGTTCAACCTCGATCTGGCGATCTGGACCAAACAGGCCGCTTATACCAAGCAGCGCCGCGTCCACCGCGTGCCGATCTCGCACGAGGCCGTCGCCTTGATCCGCCTGCGCAAAGATGCGGTGCCCAAGGGCTGTCCGTTTCTGTTCCCGGGCGACGTCCCGGGCCAGCCAGTGGTCGATCTCAAACGCTTCTGGGAACGGATGCGCGTGCAGGCCGACATCCCAGATGTCCGCATTCACGACCTTCGGCATACGTTTGCATCGTTGCTAGTGTCGGGTGGGGCATCGCTCGAAATGATCGGGCGGTTGCTCGGTCATACGCAGATTGGGACGACCCAGCGCTATGCCCACCTAATCGACTCGCCGTTGCGGGCGGGGGTCAACGCGGTGGGTGAGATGCTAAAGCCGCGGCTCAGGGTTGTCGGGGAGTAGACTTCTAAAAGACTAATACGCTTTGGCCGCTCGGGGGGGATCCTGAAGATGCTGAAGAATGGACTTTCCTATCACCTCGCCCAGCCTTGGGGGAACGGCATTGCCAATCATCCGACCTACAGACTTCATCCGTACCGGTTGAGTATCTTCGACAAATTTGAAAGTGGGTGGAAACGTTTGTAACAACGCGGCCTCTCTCAGCGAGATCGCACGATCTTGTTGGGGGTGGCCGAACCTTCCGTTTCCAAAGCCGAAGCATTGGCCCGTCATGGTGGGCGAAGGTTTATCTTGTTGCATACGTGCATACACACCGGGAAAAGTTTTCCCAGACTGTTTTTTATGGCACTCTGCGACAAGGTTCTTAGGCCAATCACGCCACGTGCCGCCCGGCTTCGAGGCGCGCATTCGTCTAAGATTTAGGTCACTTAAGCTGCTGGAAACATGTAGATTATCGGTTTCATGTCGCTCTCCTGCCCTCAAAGGTGGAAGGTGCCAAATCGTATTCTCCACGGTATTCCAATCAGTTACCTTTGGGTGCGTCGGAGCGATTAATTCAATAGGACCCAACTTGCTTGCAAGTAATACTAAACGAGTTCTATTTTGTGGCACACCGTATAGGCGACAATCAACGTTTTTATAACTGACCCAATAACCTTCACGTTCAAGTACTTTCAGGAAATGCTGGAATGAAGGATGCGAGGACAATTTGCGGACATTTTCCATTGATACAATGTCCGGTGTCGCACCGGCAACTAGGTCCGCGAAGTGCTTGACCAATTTCCAACGACTGGACTCATCCAAATGTAGGCCCTGAGTATATGTTGAAAACGGCTGGCATGGGGCGCAGCCAACCAAGACGCTTACTTCTGCATCAGCCAGTGCCGCCACAATGTCACGGGGCGTTACGTCCTGGACATTTTTCAGTATGTATCTCGCCGAAGAGTTTTCCTCATACGGAAACTTGCATTCGGGGTCGATATCATAGCCCTCAACCACAGTTATTCCAGCGCTCTCAAGCCCCACCGTGAGCCCTCCCACACCACAGAAAAGGTCAACCGCCTGAATGCTCGCCATTTTGCTCTCGAATTCTTCTTACAAATACTTGATAACATGTCATAGAAACGCGATAAACCGCTATTTTGGGAGCACTTCTTGACCGTTGATGTACTTCATGCAGGCACCCAAGCAGACGCGAAGACTGCGAAGTTCCAGGTGGACTCAGCTTTGTTGCGAGAGCTTGGCGAACGACTTGTAGGGCAATCCCACATAGCTTTGGCAGAGTTGATCAAAAATGCATACGATGCTGATGCGACAGTATGTACCGTACAGTTTGGGGATGATGAGATATTAGTCTCCGACAATGGCCATGGGATGAGCGAAGACGAGTTTCTTAAGTTTTGGATGAGAATTGGCACGACTAATAAGCAAAAGACCTTGGTCAGCAGAAAACTGAAACGCCCCATAACAGGCTCTAAAGGTGTGGGACGGCTGTCAGCACAGTTTCTAGCAAACCAAATGTCCCTCACGACCTCCAGCGAAGAAGATTCGAGCGTCGCATTGATTGCGGAAGTTGATTGGGATTCAGCAATTGCCGCTAATGAACTTACAGAGGCCAAGGCAACCTATTGGACCAAAGATCGAACAGTTAGTTTTGCTGGTCAGTCACGGCATGGCACCACAGTTGTTATGCGAGGCCTAAAGCAATCTTGGTCTGCTTCTCACTTTGAAGCTTTAGCGGCGGAAATTTGGTATATTCAACCACCCATTCCTGACCAATATTCTAAGGTTATAAAAAGAACGATTGACCCTCACACTTTCAGGGTGGAAGTGTTGGCCGACGATGGTGAGCCGATCAAATCATTTGATGCTCAAATGCAAGCTGCGGTTGAGAACTGGATTGCGATTGTAGAAGGATCAATGAACTTCGTCCCTGAAACCGGACAGTTTAGTTATTGACCCTATGCTGCCATTTTCCAAGTCATATTCTTGAAGGCCTGTTGCGGCGTTTGATATCCGACGCCGGAATGGCGGCGCTGGCGGTTAT